TGAATGATTTGGAAAACTACATCAATGGACTAGGTCTGAATGTAAATACGAAGAGAAGTATTATGAATCAAAATATTTCAATCAACCAGAAAATAAAATTGGCCGATGTGAAATTACAGGAAAAACAATCCAAAAATCAACAGGTTCGTAATCTGAATGATTTGGAAAACTACATCAATGGACTAGGTCTGAATGTAAATACGAAGAGAAGTATTATGAATCAAAATATTTCAATCAACCAGAAAATAAAATTGGCCGATGTGAAATTACAGGAAAAACAGGGTAAAAACAAAAAGAACCAAAACAGGAAACAATTGGAAAACTACATCAACGAGTTGGGTCTTAATGTGAATGATAAGGTAAACATTTTGAATAAAGATCCGTCCCTAAATGAAGGAAGAAAGTTGGCAAATGCCAAGCTTCAAATGAAGATTAAGGAAAAGCGGAACAAGAATAGATTTGCTCTTTCGGTTCATCTAAACAAGTTGGGTCTAACCAATATTGAGAAGAGTAAATTCCTTGAAAAATTCAATAGTAATGTCAATGCTAATACTGTAAAGGCGAATGCAAATGCATTTATTCAAAACAAAAAGTCTCAACAAAGGATGACAAAGAGACAAGAACTTCAGAATTACATATCTGATATGGGTCTTACGAATCAAGAACAGTTGCAATTACTAAACAAATTTAACAGGAATGTTGATAACTCGAATGCTATCAAAAAAGAAGCAAACACTTATGTTAGACAAAAATCAAGACAACAGAGAGCTATGATGCGCGACGATCTGTTCAAGTTCTTGAAAGGATTGAACATTTATCAAAAAAATGCTCAGAATTTATTGAAAGAGTACAACAACACGAACGTTAATGCACAAATTCTTAAAAATCGTGCATCTGGTATTGTAGAAACAAGGAAACAAGAGATATTTGTCCAAGAAGAGGGTGAGTTTATGAATTATCTCAACACTCTTGGGAACCTCACTGCTAAAAATAAATCTGATATAACGGAAAAACTCGATAGTTACTATACAAATTGGAATTCTCTCAAGAAAAGTGCGACGAACCTTGCTCTTCAACGCGCCAAGGAGAGACGCGACAAGGAGAGAAATGAGTTATCGGCGTATGCTAATAACTTGGGTTTGAACAATGATAAAAAACGTTCTCTTGTGAAGGATCTAAACGATAAAGCTGCTAATCTTGGTACTCTTAAAAGAGAAGCTAATGCATTGAAGAAAGAGATAAATAACACGAATAGAGCGGAAAAAAGGAAGAAATTGCTTAGATCTCTAGTCAATCTTGACATAACAAACCAAAACCGTGAATCTTTTATGGAAAAGTTTGGTAATAATACTTCAACCGCGAATGCAATCTTACAAGAAGCTAAACAACTAGAGACTGACAGGATTCAAAATAGAAGGAATCAGCTTGCTCTCTTTATGACTAATTTAGGTCTAGAGCAAAATGATAAAAATTTGGTTCTAAAGAATTTTGACGTGAACCCTCGCAACAATGTCAGGTTACGTAAAAGGGCTGAACAACTCAAAAGTAAGAAGAATACTGAGGAACGTGAGAAGATTCGCCGTGAACTCATGGAATATCTCAACACCCTAAACATGTTGAATAATTCTAACAAAAATAAGTTGATGGCTAACAATTCTAAATCATACAACAATGTTAAGAATGAAGCCAACCAGCTTCAGGTAAACAAGAAGGCTCAAAGTGAACGCAAGAAGGAGCGTCAAGATATGATCAAATACTTGAATACACTTAACAAGCTTACGAAGAACAATAAACAGAAGTTACTCTCTAACAATACGAGAAACACTAACAGTGTCAGGAATGAAGCCAACCAGCTTCAAGAAATTAGGAGGGTGGAAAGTGAACGTAAGAAGGAGCGTCAAGATATGATCAAATACTTGAATACACTTAACAAGCTTACGAAGAACAATAAACAGAAGTTACTCTCTAACAATACGAGAAACACTAACAATGTTAAGAATGAAGCCAACCAGCTTCAAGAAATTAGGAGGGCGGAAAGTGAACGTAAGAAGGAGTTTGAGGAATTGTCTAGATATATCAATGGTTTGAACATGTTGAACAAAACGAATAAACAAAAGTTATTGGACAATGTTTCTAGAAATATTAACAGTATCAGAAACGAAGCCAATCAACTTCAATCTAATAAGAAGGCACAACTCGAACGCAAGAAAGAACGTGAAGGATTATCTAGGTACATAAACACACTGAACCTGTTAACCAAGGAAGACAAACAGAAGTTATTGGAAAATATTACGAGAACGTACAACAATGTCAGGAACGAAGCCAATCAACTTCAGGAGTTTAAGAAGACTGCGAAGAGAGGTGGGGAAATCAACACCCTCAAGAAGTCCATGAACGGTCTCAACCAAAACAGTCAGTTATATGTGATTGATAAGTTTGAGACTCAAAATGTTACATTGAACTCTATGTTGAAGGAAGTTGAGCAAATCAGGAAAAAGATGGCCACTGAGAAGAGAGCTCAAAATCGTTCCGAGCTCGTTGACTACATGAATACTCTAGACGTTGGAAACACCGATAAGAAGAAGATTCTCAAGAACTACGATAGTCAAAAATATAACTTAGGGACCCTAAAGAATCGCGCAACCCAAGTTAACGCGACGATTAAGAACAAGGCCCAACAACGCCAGGAACTTTCCAACTATATAAATAGTTTGGGTATCAACGGTACCCAACTTCTTGAGAAGTTAAATGATGGTAGATCAACCCTCATCCGTCTTAAGGCTGATGCCAATAAGATGAAATCGGTGTCCACCGCCAGTCTTGTAAACTCCAAGAAAGACCAATTACGTGCTCATATGAAGAACACTCGTTTAGATGATAAAAATAAGAAGTCGTTTATAGGTCGTGTGACACTAAACACTAACATGAACTCTATAAAGGGTGAAGTGAACAATCTCAACACTCAATTGAAGACTCGTAATGATCAACTCGCAGCTAAAAAGTCGGATGTCAGTGTGTTCTTGAACACCCTAAATGATCTTAGACCAGAGAACCGAAAGGGTTTCTTAGCAAAGGTGACAACTGCTAACACGGACATTGAGGGTATCAAACGTGATGCTACGAGTATGAACAAAGCTGTAAAGAATAGACGGATTGAGACGGATCGTAAGAAAGAAGAGGAAAATAAAAAGAAGGAAATAAAATCTAGGAAGGTTGATGAAGAACGTTTGAGTAAACATCTAAAGGGTCTCAAGCATCTTACATCACCAGAAATGAGTGATTACATGTCCAGTTTCCTTAGAAATGGAGCTAAGTTTGAGAACGTGGTTGCCACTTCCAAAGCAAAAGATAAAGACAATGAGAAAGATAAGGATACCCTCCGGTTCTACATTCGTGACGCTCGTATTCCACAAGCTAGAAAGGACTTGTATATCAGACAACTTTTACAACCCCATGTTAATACGAGACCAATCAAGAGAATTGTGAATGTTGAGAAAGAAAGTGAGAGGATGATGGGTGAGAGAATAAAGATGGAAACCACGAGAAAACTCAAAAGTCTCAAAGATATCACAGTGGATGAGAGAGTTAAATTCATAAATAGTCTCAAAAATAAAGTTCCTAAGGATGTCTTGGCAGCTGCTGAGAAACTTGACATGGAGAGAAAAGAGGGTAAGAAAACTCGTGATAAGGGTATCAAAAATGTTGCAAATGAACTCTCCAAGTTGACAACTATTGAGAGAGATAATCGTAAGAAGTTGATGAATCGTCTCCAAACCAATGGTGCTGAAAAGGTCTTGGCTAACGCAAAGAAACTTAATCAAGAGAGGAAGAATAAACAGAAGGAAATCAGAAATGGGGTTGAGTTCAAGCTCAAGAATATTGGATTGAATGGTTCCAACATCATCACTTTTATGAAGAGGTGGGATGACACAAAAAATGAAACCATATTTGATGATGCCCGTAAAAAGGTTATGGAGAAGAAACCTCTGCTCAATAAAGTAACTCGTGAGATTACAGGTACATTGGGTATATGGAGGAGAGGTTGGGAAGATGCAATTCGTAAGGCTACTAAACCAGAAGAACTTCAAAGTATTGACCGTCTTCTAGATGAAAAAATCAAACTTAGAAAGGAAATTGAACAAGCACCAATCGCTGAAGACAAGCGTCGTGGTCAGATTAGATTTGTCATGAAGATGGCGAACGATATCGTAAAGAGGAAGCAGGAATTAGCTAAAAACATCAAGGCTAAGAGGGGTGAAAGTGATAAGGTAACAGGTGATACCGCTAAAAAGCTTCAATCTATGAACAAATTGGAGCGCGACAATCGTAAACTTCTCATGAATAGAATTGCGAAGGGTGAAGATGTACGCACCGTTATGAAAAATGCTGATAATACCGTTAAGAAACGTGATGAAGCCGAACGCAAACGGAGACTTGACAAGCGTAAAAAAGTTCTTAATGAAATTTCCAAGCATACCAACAAACGAATTACGAATCTAAAAAGTCGCGCTGGTAATCCTTTCAGGGAGGAGGAGGATTATAATGAGATGTATGAAGATGTAAAGAAAATGGTTAAACTTGTCGCTTCAGATAAGGGTAAAGCTATAGGTGACGTAGCTAAAAAGCTTCAGAGTATGAATGGTCTCAATAGGTCTAACAGAAAGGAATTCATGGTTAGACTCAACCGTGGGAATAACTCAAGTAGCATTCTACGAAATGCGCAAAAGAGGAGTACTGAAAAAGAGTTTGCAAAAACAACGACTACCAATAACCCACTCTTTAGAAAGGCTGGTAAACAGGCTGTTCAAAATATTAGAATGAAAACAATGACGAATGCTGTAAAAAAAGCGGCTGAAGTTGAAAAGAATCAACAGAAAATCGGTAATATGAAAACTGGTCCAGAGCGTATAGCGGCTTCACGTAACTTGGGTTCTAAACAAGGTCGTGACCGTGGTCAGACTGCTGAAGGTGTTAAAAATATATTCGGTACTGAGACGACTGCCGAGAGGATGAAGCGAACTGGTGCAAATATAAAAAGGGTACAAGACGGGAGAGAACAATTGTTAGCTCAGAAAAAGAAGAACCGGGAGGAAGCTGAGCGTCGTAGTGTATCTATGAAAAAGGCACAGAGGAACCGACAAATGAGGGAAAAGGAGCAGAGAGTAAAAGTGAGGGCTAACGCTGAGGCTAAATCCCTGAAAGAAAAGGTGGACAGGAACAAAGTTGAAGCTGAGAGAGCAAAAGCTCAAACTCTTCGCGACGAAAGTGAGAGACGACGTGTAGCAATGCTTGAGCGTCAGAAGAAGAAGGACGCTAAGGCTGCGTTACGAAAACAGAATAAGAAAATCGCCAGGTCCACCGGGCAGGGTGTAAAAGCGACACAGAAGAAGCAACAGGCTGTCCGTCGTAGGATATAAAGTTAAAGACTTAAAGCAATTTCTTCATAATGGAAAATTGTGATGTTTGTTGTGAAAAGATAAATAAAATAAATCACAAAAAGGTTGAATGTCCCTTCTGTGATTTACAGAGTTGTCGTATGTGTTCACAGAGATATCTACTTTCCATATCCGATGATCCGCATTGTATGGGATGTAAAAATACATGGAATAGGGAATTTGTAGATACTTGGTGTACAAAGTACTTTCGTAATACCGAAATTCGTCGTCACAGAGAGACTATTTTATTCGAAAGGGAAAAGGTGAGAATGCCAGAAACACAACCAGAAGTTGAGAGGATTATGGCCATGCGTAAACTATACAAAATCATAAACGAACAGAGGGGTAGACTTTTAGAACTTCATCGGAGATATGGATTTTACATGGGTCAACATACAATAAGGGAAATACCGGAACCTATAAATGAGTTGAGGGGTGAAATGGAGGATACACATAGAGAACTTGAAAGACTTCGTAATGGTGGTGAACTCGTAGTGGGTGAAGAACCCAGAAAGTTTATTCGTAAATGTCCTACATCGGAATGTAAAGGGTTTATGAATGAGGAATGGTTCTGTGGTCTCTGCGACCGTCACTTTTGTGAACACTGTAACGAAGAGGTGGGAGAAGGTCACGTGTGTGACCAAGATGCCGTAAAAACCATGACACTTTTGAAGAAGGACACAAAGCCATGTCCAAAGTGTGGCACTATGATACAGAAATTAAGTGGATGTCGTCAAATGTGGTGCCCAGACTGTCACACAGCGTTTGATTGGCACACCGGTCAGGTAGAAACGGGTAGAATCCATAACCCCCATTACATGGAGTTCAAGAGGGGTCGTATATCATCTAGGGAACATGGAGACATACCATGTGGTGGAATACCCACGTTTAGAGAACTTCGTGAGATGGGTGCACCCGAAAATATCACGCGTTTCGCAACTACTCTAAACTTTCTAGACCGGGAAATTATCTACAGATATGGAGACATATATGATGGAGATAACAGATACCTCAGAGTAGCCTATATGCTCAATGAAATTGAAGATCAATTTTTCAAAAAGGAACTCCAGAGACGTGATAAACAGAGGGAGCGGTACAGAGATATAAACAACATTTACAGAATGGTAATAGACACAGGTGGAGACCTCCTAAGACAATACGTTATTGAACAAGAGAAGTACCCGGAAATTATAGGTATCTGTAAAAAACTGATTGAATACGCGAACGATGTTATCGGTACTATCCGCATAAGATACAAATGTATCCATCCTCTCAATATTTATCTACACTAAATGTAAGATGATACTTTTATTATTCATACTATTTCTGGTGTGGTATTTGATACCAACCTATCAGAAGCCTATGGTGATACCAAACTTTCTGTCAGAGGAGGAAATTAATCACATCAAGAAGGAAGCTGAGAGTAAACTCTCTACGTCAACAATTGCAGCGAATGGAATCGTTGACAAGACTATGAGAGACAGTGAAACTGCGTGGTTGGAATTGGAAGATCCCATCGTAAATCGTGTTACCCAGAGATGTGTCAATCTCACTGACAGACCCCTGAAAAATTGTGAGAAACTACAGGTATTGAGGTACGGGTCGGGTGGGTTTTATGACCCACATCAGGATACTTTCAGTGATACAAAGGGAAACAAGAGGATGTACACAATTATTCTCGCTCTAAATGATGACTACGAGGGAGGTGAAACTATATTTCCAAACCTGGGAAGAAAGTATAAATTGAACAAAGGTGATGCTCTCTTCTTCCATACACTGGACAACTATGAACTCATGACTTCTAAGGCTTTACACGGAGGGGCACCTGTAAAGTCTGGTGAGAAGTGGGTGTGCAATCTCTGGGTTAATAAACACCCCTACGGCGCTTCCCAAGTAGAATAAATATTATAAGCGAGTGTAACCCTACCCGACTTTTTACATGGTATTACCATATGATTTAAATCGTATGGAAATATCATCACGACTCCTTCTCTGACATTTTTTTCATCCGATGTCTTAAATGTATAATCGTTTATGGGTTTTGTCATCGGAACATGATCCTTTTTGAAGAGAATGTTGCTATCATCACTCTCGTCATTTAAAATATAAATGACAGAAAACGACGGGTAAAATATTCTGTTATCTAAAACAAGTGGTTGAGATTTATGTACATGCATCTCCTGAAATCCATTCTTTTCATACAGATTCCACCATCCACTTTGCACTATAGATATACCGGGGCCTATATGATTTATTTTTAAATCGTTATACTTTTTTATCATATTTGTAAGGGGTTTGAATATTACGTCATTTATTATATGTTCCTTCATTAAGAAGGCATTTTCAGACATCATTCTATTATCCCTAAAAAAACTCGTATTGAATACAGATGAATCAAAAGGATTATTTTTTCGTTCTTCATTCTTCTTCATTATTTCAGGTAAAATTTCATTTTTAATCGTCTCGTGTTTTTCTACGGTGTCCCAATATACAAAATCATGTGCAAAGTGATGAAAAGACATTCTTACTACGATATATACATTAATCTTTAAGTATTTCATTCTATTATGTACTCATAATAGAATGAAGTCTGTGGTATTCACGTATGGTCGTTTTAATCCACCTCGCAAACAATTTTATAAATAAGATTGTTAAAGCGAAGAGTAAGAAAGTAAAGTAATGTTAGAGGGACACGAAATTGCTACTCTGGCTAAAGAAGTATACACACTCGGACCTGGGTTTTCCGAGCGTGTATACCATAATGGTATGGAAGTTTTACTACGTAAAGCAGGTATTCCTTATGAAACTGAACGTATAGTTACAATTCCTTTCAAGGATCATGTAATTGGAAACTTAAGAATTGATATGATACTTAATAATGAGATCATATTAGAGTTTAAAACTATTAGAACTCTCAGTGATCAGAATGAGATTCAGGCTCGTAATTACTTGAATCTGACTGGCTTGAAGAAGGCGTATCTGATAAATTTTCCTCCATTTCAGGATCGTGATGTAGAGATTCGTTATGTTGTATCCACACCATGAAGGGTAGAACTTTCGCCAACATTTTATAAAACTCTTTAGACTCGTCGTGGTACTTCTTAGGGTCCATGAGACCTTCCGTCAAAAGCTCGCGGGCTCTCTGTAGATGATACTCAGCTTCCTCTACACAGAACTTCTCGTACTCGTTCATTATCCTAGATGTGTTCAAAATCTTTAACCACACATTGGACATGTGTGAAGGCGGGGGAAGCACGTGGATGTACACACGAAGTGATCACACTTCCTAAACTTCACACACTTCCTAACTTTTAGACAAACGGGGCATTCCATATCATCCTTAAACTCTAAAACCTGATTCTTGAATCTCCAAAAGCAACTCGTACATACTTTCAGTCCGGGTTTAAACTGTTTGAAACATACGTCATAGTTTGGGCAGTTCATATAGCAATAAAGACTTTCACATCTTTAAACTCAGATCGTCGCGATAAACTCCCATTGTAGATCTTCACAAATCTTTTTCCATATTTGGTCTTGGGCGTATAGCTTACTTTTGGACTTGAGGAGTGGGAAATATTGAAGATATTCATCTTCACTTAGAAGTTCGCAAAACTTGTAGAGTACGTAAGAGTAACTCAAAAAGTTTTTCCTATCGTGAGGACAATTCTTATCAAATGGTTTTTGAATATCTTTGAACATTAGACGTAACCTCTCCTCGAGTTCTTGTGACATAGAAGGTGCTTTGATACCATTAAGAATATTCGTGATGTACGGTACATGTTCATAGTATTTGTTAAGTCTCAACTTCTTTAGAAGACCTCTAATCTTTGCATGTGTAATCTCATCCAACTTTTGAATCTTCATTTTTTTGAGTTCCGTCCTCAACTGATCCATGACTTCCGGGGGTATTGTTGTC